GCCGCCGCAGCCGCCGCGATAGCCGGCTTACTGGTTCCGATTTGATGAATAAGCGAGAGTGGCGGTGGCGGTGGTGGCAACGGTGGCGGAATTACATTTGCCATACCGTATTTTTATGTAATAAATAGTATTGTAACCCTAGCTATATACTATTTATAAAATTGTTTGCTCTATACAACGCCGGCGTCCGGGCGTTACTTCCCACCGCCACCCACCTTCGCAGGTTGCGATGGCTCAAACGTATCATCTTTGAATAACTGATGATACTTGACGAGTTCCAAATGATCGGTCTCTTCCTTCTCTTTCTTCGCCTTCTCCAGTGTATGAAGCGCGTTGCTGATTTCTAAATCCGTCACCTTCTTCTCGGGTCCGTGTTTCTCTTCCGTCATTTTATGTAAATCTCTAAACTTGGAAGGAACAACGCAATACTTGCTATCCACATTCATAAAATGATCTACAACGATGGTAAAGCACGCGGTAATAACGAGCGCGTAGTAAATACTGCGAGTACCCATCCAACTCACCGCGAACACGAGGACCTCTTTACTCATCAAGTATTTAATCCAGGATTCGGTGGATGAATTCAGGTCTAGATTGATATATCGCGCACCAATATTCAGGACAAGCATCACAAACCCGGCGAAAAATGTGCTGGTATTCAGATTATGGAAGAAGTTATGCATCGTCGTGAGAACCCGCGAGTTCATAATATTGGTTGCGGGCGACTGAAGTGTGAAAAAGTTGGTTTTACCGGAGAATAAATCCGTAAATGATTTCAGGGAGATGGAGGAGGAGGCGATGGAACCCGGGCCGGACCCAGGGGGGGTGGGTGCGCCGCCGGTCTGTTTCGGGGCGGCGGTGGCGGCGGCTGCGCCTCCCACTGGCATTTTTGGCGGCGCTGCCGACGACCTACGGCGTATACTACTACTACGATTTTTCCTTGACATTTACCGTAATAATACGAATACGAATACGAATACTATTATTACCATAGATTATTTATCGCGCGCTACGCTACGCTACGCTATGAACTGAATCGCCCCCGAAACGCGTTTTTCAGTTTACGCATTCCCTGACGCGCGCCCTTCTTGAACTTCTCGCGGATTTTGAACCCTTCTGGCCCCAGCGGATTGTCGGGGTCTTCTTCTATACTGGTCGGCGCCATAATCGTTTCCTGCGACTTCCATTTACTAAATATCTCTTTAAACATCCGGGTGATATACTTCATTTTTCGCTGGAATTCGGACTTGGGTGAACCTTCCGCGTCATCGTCGCTGTCACTGTCGCCACCGCCGTCGGCCCGCTCGTCGTCACTGTCGTATGTATCGCGCAGGTCATATCCACCCGCTTTTCCGCGGTATGTATTTGTGCCATCTTTTACATAAGGCCCGTCCGCCTTTTCAGAAATATCCAGATGTGCGTGGCTTTGTTTGTAGGAGGTTCCCGCGCCGGATGCGCCGACAACGTCCTTCGTAGGCACTGCGACCGCGGCCTTCTTCGCGGCCCGCGCCTTCGTCACGGCGACTGCGTCATCATTTCCGATACTGTCCTGATACGCGCCAAATGCGGAGGTTGCGACAACGACACACGCCATCAATATTAAAATAGCAACTGTTCGTAGTTTCATTGGATCCTTATATAATTCTTATACTATATAATTCTTATACTATATAATTCCTAATACGGCTACTTTATCCCGTCGTTTTACCAAAATAATACGTTATGCCGTATAAATACCGCTTTTCATCGTTGGTGTTATAGGTGTCATCGTCAAGCGGGATTTTGAAAATGTTGTTGGTGCCGGTGATTGGGCTTATGCCAGCGTCGGGTAATCGATCAAGCGTAGTCGGTTTTGGGGTTTTATTTAACATATTGTAAATCCCTGTAGTGGCGGGGCCTGTAGTGGTGGGGGGAAACGTAACGGCTTCTTCAACCTTAATAATTGCGTCGGTTCGTTGAATAATCGCCAAATACGACAGCATCGTGCGTAATTCTTGGACGACGGATTCGCCGATACGCACAGTATTTATGGCAGTAGCGTCATCTCTCGTTTGTGTGCGCATCATCGCCAGAATCTCGTCGATTCGTGTGCGGTATCCGTATACTTTCCCGAAGATATCCATCGCTTGTTGCTTACGTGCGCGGTTCGTTGTATATACCGGGTCGGCGCTTTCATTTGTTGCCTTGAGTAACTCGCTATATGTTTGCCTGGTGAAGTTATCCGCATTATTTCCTCTATTCAGCACCTGAATATTTGACAGTTTCACTTCGTTATTCGCCCCATTAATCAACGACACGTAATTAAATGACGCATCGGTGCCGTCCTCATTCCTCCCGCGGACCTCGCCATCCATCAGCGTCGTCAACCGCTGGCTATACCCCGCGCTTATATTGGATGACGTATTAAATAATACCCCAGTATTGAAACGCGCAAGGCACTTATCAATATCAATAACTGAAGCGGTTATGCCCGTATATATCTTTTTTTTAAAGGCGCGGAAATCGTTTCGTTTGACAGGGTTATACACACAATCATTGAAATATTTCGCGCGTTTCGTCGCATTACCGCCATCATTCGCCGTCCAATTCCCCGAGAAATCGTAAATCCCGCGTAGGGTCGCCTCGCGACTACCGATGAGCTCATTACTGCCGAACATTGTTATTCCGCCAATCCCGGTTCCAATAGAGCATTGTTTGCTGCTGAAATCTTTCTCGGCAAACTCGCGACTATCTTCTTCAACGAATTTATTAGAGCGTCGGTGGTCTTGGCCGGTTGCGTCACCTTTAATGATTTTCGGCATCGTTAATGAAAACCCCTCTCGTCCGTCGTTGATTGGAATGCCGGTTGTGAGTTCGTCTTTATCTACTACGATACTACGTGTCGTCGGCGTGGCCATGGCTGTGCCCGAACACATTCGGTCGTCTCCAAACGGGTTACAGTATTCCGCGCATAGTACAACAATACATAACAATACAAACAGAATATACTGACGGTATACCAATAAGGATACCAGCCCGATAAATATCAATATACGCACAATAGCAAACGACGCTTCAGTATATAATACATTATGATACACCCACGAGAGAATATATTGAATATAATATTGAAGGTCCATTCCGTGGTGGCTACTACTATTCTAATAGATATAATTCAATACATATATACACGACGTGTGTATGTATGTATGTACGTAGGCGATCGTCACCGCAGTCCCGCATTACTTCGGCTTCAAAAGGCTTTCAATCTCCTTGACGGCCTCGGGCTTCTTCTGGGTTTCATTGCCTTCCATCGCGGGCTCGCAATTTTCGCCCTCGCACGACTTCTTCTTCTTCTGGACGTCCGCTCCTTCAAGGGGTTCTCCGCCCTCGGGAACCTCCATCCCCTCAAACCCGTGGTATCCACTCATTGACGCAACAATCGCGACGAATACGACGGCCAGCAAACCGGCGGCGGTATGTTTAAGTGAGAGAAACACCACGGCAGCGACAAAGATGATTTTGCCTAAAATGTTATTATACAAAAACCCGAGAAGATTGGGTTTAAGAACCATAATAACAATCACGACCAATAAAACACCTAAAGTGAGTTCTTTGCTTAATTTCACCATTTTCGTCTTATATACATAACAAATATATTTTTCATATACAACCAGCATAATATTACCGAATTAATATCTCATTTTTTTATAGGAGAAGATGACATCTTTAGGTTTTTCGGAATACGCCGAAAGTGGTAATAATGACAATTCAAGACCCGGAAACGGAAAAATATACAATCGCCGAAATGGCGCCAGCGGCGGTGGCAATGGCAACCGAACCCTAAAGATACCGCGAAATAACGACACTGCTTTGCTTGTCACATCGCAACACGCGCCACCGCCCCCGAGTGGAACCAATGATGGCGTCGTCCAACAAGCCGGGAAAAAAATAAAGCAAATCAAAGATTATATTGAAAGTATTCATCGTAAGGGGGGCGAGGATAGCGAAGAAGACGGTGAAGACGGCGACCCCTATTCGGTTCTACCGTCATATCCGGCGCAGGGAATGGGTGTTTATTCGTCAAATGTCTCTCATTCTGGAATTATTCGGGGTGATGATACATTATCTAGCAATACATCTACACAACAGGTGGTTCGCAAAACGACCCAGATGAATTCCCTAAATCCGGCATCTTCCTATTCATCCACATTATTAGAAGGAATGGACTCGGCGATGCCCCCTCCATCGTCGCCTTATTTTGATAAACTGATGGGCGGCGCAGGGGCGCCGAAAAAGGACCCGTTCGCACAGGCGAACGCAGGGACGAAGACCGCGCCATTTAGCACAAATACGTACGCAACGCAATATTACGAACAGTTTGTCCCTTATGCGGAATCACTCGCAGGCCAATTATCGGCGACAGAGGGTGGTAGCAAAAGCGGGACGAATGCCGCCTTGATTGAAAAACTCAACTATATCATTCATATGCTGGAAGATAAGAAGGATGAGAAAACCGGCCACGTGATTGAAGAACTCGTATTGTATTTCTTTTTAGGCGTATTCATTATCTTCATCGTAGACACGTTTACACACGTGGCATCGGGGGGCAGTGGCGGGGCGCGAAGCAGTTTTGGTATGTTTGGCGGTCGTCGTCACGCTGCATCATTGTATCACCGCTAGACCGATTATCTATTAGACCGATTATCTTCTAGATAATCGCTATATCTTTACACGGGGTTTCCTGATGTATAATCGCATTATATAGAATGTAATACCATTTATCACGTGTCAATAGATTCCAACGCCCCCCCGCTGATACCGGTGCGGTCGTCGTCGTCGTCGTCATCGCGATCACGTCGTCAATGATCCGGTAGTTGTGCGCGATGGTGTCTATACAAATCACGGTATTGGTGTGTTGGGATGCGGTGGTGGTGGCCACTGCCGCATAAAACCCTCGTAAAAAAGCGCCCCGGTCGCATAGAGATTTATGCTGAATAGATGATATCAGAAGGAGGACATCGTCGCCGCCATTACGCGTCGTCGTCGTCGTCGTCGTCGTCGTCAGTTTTACCCGTTTCCCGAACGCATTATATTTCGGCCGGACGACTGGCGGTAGATATTTAACAACCGCCGTAGATGTTTGGGATATCCGGTCGTGAAGTGCGGTTATCCGATTCCCGATTGTCCTTTTCGGTTTGCGCTTATGAGAGATTGCCGGCGACACCACGCCTTCACTCACCTTCATCCACGAAGGCGCGAAGATATATACGGCCATTACGCGCACTTGGTTGAATAAAAGCATATAAATGCGATATATGCCGTTTTGAATGAGAGATTGTAGCTGGGTGAGTTCGTTGAATATACAGCAACGGAAATCTCTCGCGCATTCATTTACAAAGGCGTAAAATATTGCGAAGTTGGTGGCGGATACTGGAACGATGGTTAATCCATTGCCGATACCCTTGGCGACGGCGGTGGCGTCACTGCTTACCGTGAATGTATACGTATAAACTGTTGTAAATGGAACGACAAACCACGGGATTTCGCGGTAGCGGTATAATGTTTGGCCCCCCGCAATCTCTCGTGATTTCTGGATATATTCAGTTGTTTCAAGAAGCGCGAGAGATTCACGCTCGGTGGTTATATACTTCGCCCAGGCGAGATGGTCGCAGACGTAGATTGATGTAGACGAAGACGACGAAGACGCGGGTGAGAAGGAAATCATGATTCTGGGGGTTAGGACACATACGCCCTTAATGGGGGGCGTATTGTCGCCCTTAATGGAGGGCGTATTGTCGCCCTTAATGGGGGGCGTATTGTCGCCCTCCGTGAGAATACCTATAAAAACGGAGAGACCGTGCGTCTCCTGTGAGAGAATGAATTCTAATGTATCACTGGGGATACATAGTGTATCACTGGGGATACATAGTGTATCACTGGGGATACATAGCGCCCCCCTCGCGGATGGCGCAACAATCGTCGTATCTTTACGTGATAAAAACTCCGCAATTATCTCGTAAGGGGCATCTGAAATCGGATATCTCGCGCCGGCGGCGCCACCGCCGTATACACGAACGATATCGTGGCGAACGTGGTGTAAAAATGGATACACGACTGCGTTATTACACCGATATGCGAGAGATAGCGGATTCATAATACTGGTATGTCCGCACGATGTGCTGTCGCGAATCCATCGCCGCACTGTAAAGCCAAATGTGATTGGCTGGCTATACCAATATAAGTATTTAAATTTTAATACACACACACACATAATAAATGCCGCGCATACAAACACAATAATATAATGAATAAGAAACGGAGTTCCGTTGTTCGTTTCACTTATTCCGTTATTCATTATATTACAATCATAAAAAGGTTGGCGCTCCATTACGCCGCCTTCTTCAATATATACAAGTATTGGTATTCATTAAGAACGTGAACCAAATCCACCTGCCCCGTGACTGTAAACCCTACCTCCTTGGCGATTTCCAGCATCTCCCGATTTGTCGGCATATAATACGTGTGTATGTTCTCTCGCACCTTTCCAGTCGTATCATCCGTTATTTTTTCAACGAACTTGCCCACATTCTTCTCTCCTGTGTGTTTCATCGTGTCGGCATTGCCTTTCGCAGACTTCGTCGGTGGTGGAACTGTAAAATCCGATTTATACTGAAAGCTCCTGAACTTTACGAGAGAATTCGTTATGCGCTCCTTCGCGAATTTCTGCGGGGATACAATAAACATCGGTTTTCCGCCAGGAACCACGGGGTCAAAATGATTCCGGTCTACTAAATGGACAATGAGATACCCCTCTGGTTTTAACCAGTGATAACAATTCCGAAAGAATGCGCGTTTATCTTTTACATAATAGACGGTGAAATAGAAACACGTCAATACATTGAATTCTTCTTCACTAAATAGCATTGGTTTCATAAAATCCCCTTCAATAAACTTACATTTTGGATATGAATCTCTCGCATTCTGAAGCATCGCCGACGATTTATCGCACCCGATAACATTGGCGACACCTTTATGCGTTAACTGGTCTACGTGGTGGCCTCGCCCACATCCAAGGTCGCAAACCTTGAAGTTCTTTTTGTCTCTCTCATTGCCTTCAAGTGCGCCAGTTATGTGGATGATTTCATCCACCTCCGCCTCTATTTTATTCGGCTGAATGAAGAGTTCGTCGTATATATCCGCATAAAAATTATCATAAATGGCGTCATTTTCATAGACCTTATATTTCTCTCGCTGGGCGAACCCCTCCGCGTGATGGTCTGTCAAGTCGCGCTTAATAAAACAGATAGACATTAATAGAATAAGCAGGACTGTTAATATTTCCCATCGCGTTATAGATTGTATATAAGACGAAAATGATTTGTAAAATAAGACCATTATTGAAATGCGATGTATGTATCCCTACTAGTATTTCGTTATAAAATATTCTTATCGTTATTCTCGCGCGAAAAAAAACCGCGGACATAGTAATACTGTCCGTCCGTATGTCCGACCCTAACGAAATCAATGATATTCGTAGCGAGAGTGATTTCCGCGGCATAACCTTTTCATCCTATAAAAGGACCGATGTGCGAAAAGAACTCCTCAATAGCCTATCCAGTTCTAAAATAGAACCATCGTGTTATTGGAGTGCGGAACTCGTATGTTCCGGGCATTATCTAGACCTGTGGGACATCATTATCACATTTGCGAGCAAGTATATCCATTTAGCCAATCCTAAATTACCGCTTTATATTGAGATGCGTTATGAGAGTTTTAAATCCATCATTTCTAACGGATACACCGGGAATGAACTCCGCCTGCGAAATCACCCGAAGATGCGGTCACTATTCGCGGAAATAGTTTGCGTCCTTTGTAATTCCAAGCGCCAACATAAATACGAGAGCGTGAAAATCAAGAAGAAGGAGGAATATGATATCGCGACGATGTCACAACGACTGAAAGCCCCGCGGATGGATTATGCGCAGGAGTTTTTCCGAGAGAGAGACCCGAAGGAAATTTTCATCGCGATGAATGAATTCGCGTATCATATCTCTCGCGATTCCAAAAATACACTCCTTGCGTGCTATTGGGTAGAATGGGTCGTAGAGTTTGAGACGATATGTAAGGCGAAGAAAGAGACGTGCCTATGCGAACGCCGGGCCCATATTCCAGTAGATGATAAACTCCAATTTGACCCAATTTGGATGATATGGGATATGATTATTGCGCGAAGCAATCAAGTGGACGAATATTCACCGCTTACCCAGAAAATCGTGAATAGCCTTTTGCGTATTTACTGTGTTCGGTTTACGCCCGGAGTCCGAAAAAAACGCCGGTATCTCCTATATTTCGCGATTTCTCTACTTACGACGGAATATGATAGTCGGATAGAAATGATCAACGACCGCCTCGTTATTGAAACCGCCGTGGAGAACATCAACGCGATATATAAGCAAATTAAACAGCTCGAGATTAGCCCCGATACAGATTATCTGTTTTCGTCGTCGGGATATAAGGGGGACAAAAATGGCGACTTAGAACGCACGATTAAGCGTCTTGAAGCACTGAATGCGATGAATACGATTGTGAGGAAGACGGACGATACTAGTGGTGGTGGTGCCCAAGATCCGCCACCGCAACCGCCGCCGCCACCGCCGCGGAAATACAGCCCGTATGAATGAATGAATGAATGAATATTGTCTCTTATATAGTATATAATGTCGCTTCCAACTTTTAAATTCACGAATTTCGGCGCACCCACCAATAATGAACGTGTAAATAGCGGATTATCTTCAAGTTCCAAGATGGAGAAAACGGGGATATTATCCAGTATCAAAGATAAAGCACAAGATACATTCAAAGAATTGCCAGATATTTCTCTCGAGATGCCGTCATCCATCACGGGTTCTGGCGACGATACTGACGGCGACGGCGGTAGTTTCTTCTCCTTCGCAACCCTTATTAAATTCATCATCATTGCCGTGATTGTGTGGTTTATGTGGGGCAGTTTATCTAATAACAGCGATTTTCATTTAGGAATGGGCGATGTGGGCGATAAAATAAAATCATTTTTAAAGACAATGGAGGAAAAAGGGCGCGAGATTATATCTCGTATAACAAATCAACCGATTCAATCCGCAACACCATCTTCATCCCCAGGCGACGGCGACAGTGACAGCGACAGTGACGGTGACAGTGACGGTGACAATGACGGCGACACTGGTGGCGCCCCCCCTCACCGCCCACCAGTTCCCCCCGGAATGTCAAACAGTTCGGATAAGAAACCCGGTTTCGTTAACGACGAATCCAAATACACATTTTTAGATAAAGCCAATCGTAGTTATACAGGCCCGTCTCCGCGCGCAGATGATAGCACAAGTGTAACGCAAAAGCACCAGGCGGGTAAGGCCGGATATTGTTATATTGGCGAAGACCGTGGATTCCGAAGCTGTGTAAAGGTAGAAGCTGGCGACAAGTGTATGTCGGGGCAGACGTTTTCACGCCAGGATATTTGCGTAGACCCTACGTTGAGAGAATAACACACGCGCTCGCTTATGTCGTCAAATACTTAATTTCAGGAGTATATGAGAACAACTCACTTGTTTGGGATTGACCGGGGGTCGTAAAAATCAGCGTTACACTTACCGAATATGTCGTTCCAACGACAATAATCTCTCTTCCACCGGATGTTGCGGGAATTCGTATTTTATGCTCGCCGGTTATTCCCATTAAACCAGCAAAGAACTGATTCGTTGTATTCACGTAGGTTTCATACTCGGAGTTTAATCCGTTTACCTTGACTAGAGATATTCTTCCTTCAATAGTTAATTGTATATTAAATATCATTTCCGCATATATCAACCCAGATGATGTATACGTTCCGTCAATCGCGAATATGGTTGGTTTCGCGGACCTAGGTAGAACGGTTACAACTGAAGGACTGCTTTCATTACTGTAAAGGTATCCATTAAACGCGGCTATCGTTATTGAATATATACCTTGATCTATACCAATCGTGCCAAGTCGTCCGACGTCTGTGCTATACGAGGTTCGTGTATCGGTTGTTGAAACATTATACGGAATGGTAACCGACGTAGATACACCTTGATCTGATGGAGGCGGTGTGATTATTATATTATATAGTTTAATGTGTCTACCGCCCGTATCAGGTTTGTTCCATATGATATTGATATAACTGTTAGAATTGTCCGTGATGACTGGTGGTAACAATCCATATTTCGCAGATAGTATAACGCCAGTAGGAGTCGCCGGTTTCATCAATGTTCTCGCGGTGATGATGGCGGATTCTGGACCAATGCCCACCGAATTGATGGGTTCTATTTTAAGTTCATACTTGCTATCATTTTTGAGATCGCGCAAAATATAGTTACGCACATTATTCGCAGACTGAATAATATTACTAATATCCAGTGTTTGTTTCGTCCACGTCGTCGTGTCAGGAATTTTGCGATAATATAAATTATATTGACGAATCGGTGGCCCGTTAAATGAACCCGCCACCGTCCCCGTATTCACCGGATCGGTCCATTTCAAATCCACCAGCAGGTTTTGGCGTTCATCTGCCGTCGTAAAACCAAAATTGGATATAATAGATGGAACTGATGATGTTTTCACCGTTATTGTCGCAGGAACACTGGATAATCCGCGCACATTTCCCGAAAAGACCGAAATATAGTAAACCGTATTCGCGCGGATTTCAACCGACCCGGGAATTCGTTCAAAAATAACCGAATTTCCGTTGATTTCACCGGACACAGGGTTAAATGTCGCTCCAGCGGCAATGACGGCGTCGGCGGCGGTAGTCGCAGCAATAGCGGCAGCGGCGGCGTTGGCACCATTAGCAGTGGCAGCCGCAGCGGCAATGACGCCGGCTGCCTGGGCCGCCGTAGCTGGATTATACGGGAATACACTTTTATACGGTTCCCACGTCTTATTATCCTTGGAATAAGTTATAACATACCCTGTGATAGGAAACCCGCCATTAGAATTCGGCGCATCCCATGTAAGCGTGACCTTGTTGAGTTCGCCATCATAATTCATTATTCGTAAATTTGTTGGTTCAGTAAGAACCGTCGTTGGTATATTCAAGGTGACTTGAAGGCCTGCCTCGTAGGTGTAGGTCCGTTTATAATTATAAAGATTCACGGACGGGTCATAACACAACAAACGCTCTTTCCCAGGAACACCGCACGCAGTCGTAAGACCGCACAATACACGGCTGTTTGCGGGAACCGTTGGACATACAAGCGTAAATGGCCCGAATCCACCCGACCCTCCAGCGCCACCCGACGCTTGACTTAAATATTTATTCTCATTGCCGATTTTCCGCATTAATTCTCCGCGGGATGCCTTCGCGTATTTCTGGTTCTTCGTCAACCCGCCGACATTTTTGTTGTATTTCAGGATTTCGGCTTTACGACGCATATCATAGACTTCATCTACTTGGGTCGCAGTGAGTCTGGCGCCAGTCACGCTGTCTACCAAATCAGAAGAACGACAATCTGGCTTGAACCGCGTCCAGAATTCACGATTATACGGATTAGTATAGAATAAATTAGTATTACAATTAATGATTGCGGGGGTTATTTCAAATATATTAACGTTAAATATCGCGACTTTTTGGTTGAAATTCGTAGTTGCGGGTTGGGTTACCGTAATCGTCGCGGTGCCTGACCCATAAATATATGCGGTATACACCACGCCTTCGGCGGTTCCCATCCCAGTTGCAGCGCCGGATGTGCGTATATTTAATAAAGTATTGTTGCTTGACGAGAATAGAAAATTCGCAGACGAGTCGGTATTATTGGAAAGGGGTGGTGTAAGAACAAAATTACCTTCTGATGTCATTTTATTCAAGTTGGGCAAGTTATACACTTGGAGAGGATCGGCGGTATTCGTCGCCGGAATTTGGCCGATAAATGTAGGCGTGGATTTATTGATTTGGAGACGAATGGTCCTGACTGTATCACTCACGGGAGGGCTGGGAGGGGCTGGTTGTTCGACGAAACCGGGTGTTTCGCCGATTCTCTGCGTCGACCGCTTATATACCGGTGTCTCTTCTTGAAGAAATTTGATAGGTATAGGCGAAACCGTCACTTTTTTAAATGCGATTCTATTATTGTTGATGACGACGGTATCATTTTCAAATGTAAAGGTTCGTGTATCCGTCAACCCCAAATAATAAATGACGTCTCCATAATCGGGTGTTCCATCCACGAGTTTCTTCCGATCCGTCGTCGCAAATTGCGAAAAACTCAAATCAATAAACCCGTCCAAATATTCACGTGTGATAATACCGGCCCCATTCGACCCGGGTATCGTATATACTGTTGCTGCTGCTGCTGCCGCTGTGCTCCCAGGGGCGGGCGCAAACAGCTTGATTCCAATATCAGTGTTCGCCTTTGTTAATGTAAGTGGAACTACAATCTTTTTTTCGGCGTATGATACTGTATCATCATCAATCCCAGATGCTTCATACGCGGATTGCTTCATTTCCATCCGTAATGTCATACTATTTTGGCCGTATAAGAGTCCACCTGACGAATCATAGACACCGTTGATGACAAGCGCATTTCTATAAGAAAGGGGCTCGGCTACCGCGTCAAAATTTTTGTAGATTCCGACCCGATTACCCGGATCACCCGACGCTTGTGGAATTACATAATACTCCGCATTAAAAGAAACGACCGAAATAGCGTAGGAATTTGACGGAAACGCGAATGTAATTGGGGTCCGTGTGTTATTTGAAGATAGTTTTATTAATGGGATGACTCCGATAAGTGTCCCGCGGAGATTTAATAATTCCGCAGGGACATCTGTATTTCTGTCCCCGGACCCTGGAGGAATGCCTGGAATTGTAAATGTTCCTGGTAAAAGCGTAAATGTAGTTGAATAACTTAATGAATAGACATTAATTTTGGTAGTGCCCTGCCCTTCGGTTGTTGTATCAAAATAAACATCACCGTATACTGTTTGTCCGTTGACAGTGGATATCATCTGTTGTAACGATGGGACCCAAGTCGTGACTGACGACAGAATAAGGTTAAATGTGATGCTACCCGCGTTATAATTCCCTGATGCGGCCTGTGTGGCGGTTATGGTGGCTGATGGACTATATAGAGCATTATTAATAAACGCCACGCCGCCGTCAATAGAACTAATCGCCCCCCCTGTCTTGGTGAACGTATACGCACCGTCACTGTTGCTCTTACCTGACATAACCGATGTTAGTGAAAATGAAACATCGATTCTAAAAATCTTTGTCACGGACGGGATTGGCTGATAGGTCGGTTCTCCGCGATTCACCAGGAGGGTGAAGGTTGTGAAACCAGAAGTATATACACCTGACGCGGCTTGTGTCGCGGTTATGGTTATGGGGATTGGCGTATATGCAATAATAGTTGCAACGCCATCGCTAATAATAATTGGTGAGGGTGAGGCAGTTGTGGAGAACGTATACGCACCGTTACTGTTGCTCTTACCTGACATAACCGATGTTAGTGAAAATGATTCATCAGTTCCATATGTCTTCGTGACCTGTGTGATTGGCTGATAAATAGTAGGCACAGACATTATATTTTTTTACACGTATTGTCGTATCGTATGTATTGCTGATATGTAAATGTAAAAAAATATTACCGCATATACCAATGATTTGAAAGGTAAGCCCCGACATTCTTCGTCTCGCTTGCGTTTCCTATCGCACTGGTTACCATCTTCATATTGGGTCCTTCATCCACGATGCTCTTGATTTTATTCGCACCAATAGAATAATTGAAATATTGAATCGTGGAAATATATCCACTAAACCTGTCCTTGGCTTTACCCTCGCCGATATTCACCTTTCCATAATTTTGGAGGGGGATGCCCGCGGTTTTGCGACGCTGGGCCAAGCGCCCATTGATATATAAATCAATCACATTATTGGTCACACGGACCACGGCATTGACCCAGTTCTTCATTGGTATATCTGTGGCGATGAGTTTTTCGTGTAAATTCTCGGTCTTGGTGGAAGCATCCTGCTTCCCATTCACATCCACCACGGCCAACAAGGAAATATTCTTTCCCGCGTCTGTCCTATCGGGATTTGTGGCGGTTATGTCATTGGAAAATCGGATATACATTCCGGGTGCGTTATTCGGATAATATATACCGTTTGTCGGTGACTTGGTTCCCTCACCGCCTTTGCTAAAGATTCTGGAATATTTCCCCATTTCAAGTGGAACTTCTTTGACAAAAAACCACGCCGACCACGTATATTCTAAACCACCATCTTCATTCATAGATCGCGCGATAAACACGGAATCCTTTTGGGAAGGGTCTTGTGTAATATTCATCGCCATATCTTCAGTATTCGCAGTTCCATCCAAAACGTAAGGCGACATCGTAGGCAACATCACATACGATAATCCGATGATGGATAGTTTGACTGCGACCGAAAACACGATAAATACCATCAAAATAAATGCGAATTTTGCGACAAGACTATTGGATTCCATAAATTCTCGCAGACCGAACCCGCCGGATCCAGACAGACCGGCGTCGCCTGGTTTTGAAAAACTGGAAGTGATCCCGCTTAAAAGGCCACCACCACCACCACCACCACCGCCGCCACCGCCACCACCGCCGCCACCACCGCCACCGTCTCCACTACTCTCGCTCATTACAGTCGCTATTGTCTATTAATGTGTATAACCGGTATGTTGTGTCGTATTACTATATATATCAAATAAAAAAACAATCCATTTACAATAACCGTTAAATGAATTGTTTTCATCGCTCGGCTCCGCTTCGCTCGGCTCCGCTTCGCTCGGCTCCGCTTATGTGCTTATACTTGTCTGTTCCTGATTATCCACGATGAAACTCAATTTCACCTTATATTTGTTGAGGAGATCGCTCCAAGGGCTTCCACCGAATCCTTCCGAGTAAATATCCCAGGCTTCTTGGGGTGCGATCGGAGCGGCCTTCAGTTTGACATTCGTTATAAATCCGACGTCGTCTATTTTAGAGCTATCGCCTAAAATAATCTCATTGGTCTCCTGGATTTTTGACCCGTTATTAACAACGCATGATTTCACTAATTTACCGTCCACATAGACATCCATCGCCGAACCATTGAAACTGATGATAAGGTTCACCCATTTTTGAAGAGGGAAATCCGCGATTTCGCATTCCTCGCCGGGTACCAGCACACCAGACCTGGGGAAAATCTGGATGGTGTTTGTGCTGTCTTTAAAGTGGACTTTAAAATGGGAGGTTGTATCTTTCTTCATTTCAATCACCCTGGCTCCATTCACCCACGTTTTAATGTAAAACCAGATAGAAATCGCACTATTCGCCTTGAAACTATTGGGTAAATTTGTGCCCGTTAGCTTTGTTTCCGTGGCCCATTTTTGCATGTTTCCTAAAGTCGTATAATTCGTAGTAATTGCTTTAAAAATAACATACAATAGGAGAAGAATGACGATAACTGCGAGAACCAGCTTTGAGTTCATTATAGTGTGTATTATTATTATATATATATAAAAATACAATTATTCCATATTCCATTTCATTCCATATTCCATTTCATTCCATTCCATATCATCGTGAATATATCCCAGTAGACCCCGCAGTCTTCACCTCGTCCTTAATCGTCGGCATTCCAATGATCGGCGGATTTTGTGTTTTCAACATATTATACGTCCAGCGTATCTGTTCCTTCGTGAGAGGATATTTGTGAAATGCGAAATTACAGATACTACCGTTGAGTCCCTTCTCGGCGCCAACCGTAATCGGCGCCAATTGAATATCCGGCATAAGGAAGTCGCTCCTATTCACAAGCTTGTTATTCAAAAAGAAGTCCATCGTTTTCCCGTTATAATTAATAACAAAATAGTTCCATCGTTGAAGTGGAATATCTGCGTCAAGGTCTTCGTCGTCAATCAACATCTTGAGTTTGGTCTTCGTATCTTCGGTGTCACTGCCACCTCCAATAAACGCCTTATAGTTTTTCCGCGAATTGTATACCTCGTAAGATTTTAATTGTGTTCCGCTAGTATCAACAGTATCACACAATATTCTCAACTCATTTTTGGAGGGGTTATACGTCAATCGCGGAACATTTCCGAAATTAAATATATCCAAATCGGTGTTCTTCGTAGTGACATTATTATTCAGAATGAACCATCCGGAAATGGAATATTCATAGCGCTTTTTCTCTTCCGCGGGGCAATTCGCCGCCTTATCTTCGGGTGAACGGTCCACTCCCGTATTATGATAAATGAAGATTTCCTTGCTTTGTGTTGTTAGATTCGTGTCGTATAGCTCTTTCAGGGATACCGGCGCTGCGACGATGGGTGAGGCGGCTGCGCCGATGTAGTTAATCAAATAAGGACCGCCGTATAAAATGGCGATAAGCAGGAGTTCAATCGCGACGATAATCCAAATGGGGCGCGTCGTATCGCCTACCGCGGATTGAGACCCCTGGAGTAAGTCCAGGAAGAGACACGGAATATAAATAATACACGACCACAATAACTTCAGCAGTTTCACTCCAATAATGGATTTGGTGAGATGGAAGAGGAACATAAAGACGATAAGCGCTACCATCACACCGTGTTGTTTGTAGTATGCGAGCGCACATAATACGATGAAGAATATCGTATTCATAATGAAACGTATATTGGTGAGGAGGTTTGTCAATGGCGCCATCTTTGGTTGCGCGTATGCGCCTGCGCCCGCGCCCGCACCTGGATCCGTCGGCAATGTATTATCAATGAATTCTAATCCGTAATGAAAGAAGAGAATGGCGATACCCAATACGGTCATTCCCGTGACCGACATCCGGTCTTTATCGTCTACCTCTCGGTCATACACCCACACAATTATCATCAATACAATGTAAATAATATGCGTCATTCCGAATGTGAGTTGGCGCATTGGTTTGGCCGTGTCTTCGGGTTTGATATCATTGAAAAGGTAGTCTTCGGGTGTTTTCTGGTTCGCGGTCTTGAATTTATCCCGGAGATGCGCGACAAACCCGGCGATGGCGACGATGGCCATAATCACGTATATAGTGTGCGCGGTGGGCGAGTTCATCTGCGCGACGAACCCGCCATCGGCGACATCTTGCTCTGCGCCCCCCAGGCGATTGGTCGCCTCAATCTTGTATACATAGTAAATGACCGCGAGAATCAAAATAACAAACGAAATCGTGAGTAGGATGACCTTGATGAGTTTGCCGACGGCGCTCACTTTTGTTTCGTCGATGCCGACGGGGTCGGTGGGAACGGCCCCGGCCACCGGCGCCGCCGCCGCTACCGACGTTACGCTCGCAGGCGTTATCAGTTTGTTATCCAATGGAAACATACGAAGATCGGTCGTGTTTGAATCCCAGTTCGCAAATTTTAGTTTTTCAAGTTCCTCGCTGAATTTTTGTTTGATGGAGTCTACACCCGAGAAAGTAAGGATGACAATGATTCCATAAAGAACCACCTTGAATAATGTTACAATCAACCACGGAACTAAATAGACGGTAGTAAAAAAGAGACGAAGAATGCGTGTCAGTATCCACTCTTTCGCGAAATTCGGATCGGTGGGTGAACCGCCCATCTTCCCATCGGGGAAGCCGTGATACCACGCCGGCATAGAACAAAGCGCAAAAATCCCCGCAAACGCGATATACCATCCCCAATTATCTGGGACATTTGGTTCTCCGACCTCTTTATTAGGGCGGAGGAGATACGTCCACCACCCCGATAATACAAGTGCCGCGACAGCACAGAATCCAAAAATCGCCGCAAGAACTTTTTTCCATACGCCGCTGCTTCCCGGATTTGATTTATACTGCCAGACCTGAATAGACTCGGCAAACTTTAAGATGGAATCAAGCCCACCAACATTGAGCTCTTTCACAATGGGAAGTAATAGGATTCCACATAACAAGAGACCGACGATCAAAACAATGAAAAAGGTGTCTAATAACTCCTTTACGCGGGGGAACATATCACCAGTAAAGGTCCCTGCAATCCACGCACTTGTCCTTGGGTCCGTTGTAATATTTGTAAAAAGAATAGAGACCCACATCACAATCAAGATAATGGATAAGAAGGGGATGAGGGAGAACCATTTGGAGAAACGGACGAACATTGCGTTGAAATTGTTGGGGGCGGTGGGCAAGTCGGCGGGGACTTTCTTGGATAAGATTACGTCCCAATCACTTGACAACATTTTGTCTTCTTTTACCTTGTTTGGGTATGCGGGGTCCAGATTTTTCAATTCGGTTCTGTTCGCACCAGCGTCGCATTCCCCAAAAAACACATATTTAAACGCATCCACCAAACCAAACTCGTGCGGTATATACCCGCAATCCGCCATTTTCAACCGAACATTATAGAACATTAGTATCATAACCGCAATAACGATTGACAGCGCGTAAAATACGCCCATTACGACTTGATTCGGAGTCTGGATTTTTTCATTGAGTCGTTTTTCCATTTCCTCCTCCACCGCAGTCGCGGCAAGCTTCTCTCCACTATCCTGCGCATTTTTCTGTAAATCCTTCGTGACTTCTGCCTTTAATTGTTGATAATAAGGGTCGGCAGGATCTTTTAAGTTCGCCTTGGGCGGCGTCTTTGTTTCGGTGACAACATACCAGAGAGATACGCTTATGAACACCAGAAATGCTACTAGCAATATCACGAGCGCGACTTTATAAACGATCGTTGATGCAACCGAAGAAACTCCCAACAATAAGAGTAAAAACATAAACCCGAGAATGATATAGACAATTCCGTGAACGAGGAATGGTTTATTTTCAAATGAACCTATTTCCGTAGTATTGTCGGGACCAAATCCAGGGCCTCTCTGGCTTTTGGAAACAAATACCGATCCCATTACCAGTAATGCCGCAATGATAATGCCCGTCACTGTTTGTGACGTCTTGGCGTTATTATTATAATTTTTCCATATGAAATACCCGACCACCGCCAAACCAATGATTTGTAAAGTGACACCTACACTTAACATTGTATTTGCGCCACTGGTTGCGAGGTCCTGTCTGATTTTTTCCTTGTCAGTATCACCGATTTCGGCAAATGTGTCGGCGAGTCCTTTACCACGAACCACCAATGGAATACCGACGACAATACCGGCAATGATTCCACCGACGATACCGTAGGTTGAAAAGTTTCTATCAACGCGATCATATAACCATCCGCCAGCGGTACCAAATTTTTTTACAGCCCCCACAATGGAAAGAACAAACGCGATAACAAGGAGGGTGCCGCCAATCCACATTAACCCCGTTGATGGGTCATATGTATTGTTACTTTTTGAAATACCCAAACTACCGAAACCGAGACCAATGCCACCCAGTATTGCGATTATCATAAAAAATATAGCGAAAAAGGGCATTGTGGGCGATCCTGCTGGTGGAGGTTGCGGAAACAATAACGTGTCTTTCGCGGTAAGAAACCGATACGGATTCAAAAAATTGACAAACCCGGCAAATAAACATACGATGAGCAGTGTCGTAAATACTGCCCAATTATTTTCCATAACATCCCACGAAACAAAGCCGATTAATAAAATAACCGACAATACAATAACCGGAAGATAGTTTAATAGTGTTTTTATGTGTAATGATTCTTCTAACGGCGCCGTCGGTGCCGGTGACGCCGGATTCATATCTTTTGAAATACTATAATTATAACGACACCCAGTTATAATTATAAGATATATTAATGCGGCCTTCGCATCGCGTTTCTAGAGAAACGACATCGCCGTCTTTTTTCCGTGGCAATCCCGACATAAAGCGACTAAATTATCCACATGGTTGGAGCCTCCGTGTTCTAAAGCAATGACATGGTCTACTTCAAACCACGCAGGCAATTGACGCTGACAATCTCCGCATTTCCAACCCTGTTGTGCCGCGACATACTTCTTCTTGGTTTCACTGACACTGCGCTTGCTAGAATTCTTGCCGGAATTGAGGATACGGCGTTCGGCCGGGGTTCCGCCCCCGAACGACGGCTGTGCTATATTTGGCGCGGTTCTTACCCCCATCGCGCTACTCATTGCGCGGCCAATCGCACTGCCACTCGCACCGCTCATCGCACCGCCGTCGTTCGGGGACGGACCCCCGGTCATATCAAAAAACGGTGTTATCATATCCGCGGTCCCCTTGCTTATCGGCATATACTTAATGATATCATTGGCGTGAACCATCAACTGCCTAGAGTTTTCCGGATTACGGCGCAAAAACAAGAACAGCGAGAGTCCCGCAAACGCAAACATCGCCATCTTCATCCATTTTTGATTACTCTGAAACATTTTCATCAGGTGTCCGTCATAATATGTGTTTACAATAAGGAATGCTGCGACAATAAAAACGATATACTCGGCTTTTACCATTGTGTATGTGCGTTATATATAGTAGCGAATAATATCATCGGACTTCACCGTCACCGATTATGGTCCGCTTGCCCGACAACGGCATATTCGGCTTTCACCGATTATGGTCCGCTTGCCCGACAACGGCATATTCGGCTTCACCGATTATGGTAATAATACGCCGCATATCCCAACCCCGCCACCACCAGTAGATACACGAGTTTCTCGCGATATTTCAGTTCCTCCAGGATTTGTATCGGTTTCGGACGATAGTGTAGATAGTATCTCTCAAGCGCGTCGTGTAGCGACATTTCGTCCTTCATAAGGAGGACATTATACCGATTGTGGATGAAATGGACCCACTTAATAAACGAATCGCGACTATCTAAATAAGGAGTCACCGGGTATTTATCCAACATCCGCGCAAACTCCGACGACATTTCGGGGTCCGGGATAAGCATCGGGAAGTTCTGGATGAAGTCATAGTATTTCTTACGCGTGACATCATTGACGTGGTCGGGATAATTCACGGCGGTTGTCATTAACACGAACCAGTAGTGCGGACCCCATATCTTCGCGTCTAATTTTAGCATTAAGGTGTGTGTGTGTGTGTCTACAATGAAATGACATAAAAACAATGACAGAATTACGATAAGCGTATTATTATAAATAAAAATGGAATCTGAGATCCAAATGGCGACCAAAGACTCTGCTGCCACAGTCGCTATCACCGACCCCGCCGTAAAACTAAACAACCCTAAATCCGCATTATCGTATTTGGAAATCAGCCAATTACGAAATCATAAATACACGACGTCATCGTCAATGGTGGCCACGGCGGCAGCCACGGCTACGGTGGCGACCGCCGCATCTGGCCATTGTTCTCTGGATATGAACAAGTATTTTTGTAATAACTGTAACCGAACCAATCACGTATACAATAATTGCCGTGCGCCGATTACCAGTATCGGGGTTATCGCCTTCCGATGCGGTCATACCGGCCCCGAATTCCTTATGATACGCCGTCGCGACTCATTCGGGTTCGTGGATTTTATACGAGGCAAATATTCGCTCAACGACGAAGCGTATATCCAACGCATCATTGACGAAATGACGATGGCCGAAAAGGCGAATCTGATGCGTCTTACGTTTGAACAGTTATGGCGTTTGTTATGGGGCGATTATACACGCAGTAGCCAGTATAAAAATGAAGAACAAGTGTCATACGAAAAGTATCGGCAGGTGCTTGGGGGGATACGCACGAAAGATGGTCGTATAAAAAACCTCCAGCAGTTCATAGACGAATCCACGATGCGGTGGACGGAAACAGAGTGGGGGTTTCCGAAAGGCCGGCGCAACTACAATGAAAAGGACCTTCCGTGTGCGCTGAGAGAATGCCTAGAAGAGACTGGATACGACATAACTGCGGAGAATGTTATACAAAATATCGCGCCGTTTGAAGAGATATTTATGGGGTCCGATATGAAGTGCTATAAACAGAAATATTTCCTCGCGATGGTGGATTTAGATAAGAAGCCGAAAAAGGCTCACGATATTATGGAGGTAGGCCTTATGAAATGGATGCCGTTTGACGAATGTATCCAGGCAATCCGACCTTACAATTTAGAAAAGGTTGGAATTGTTCGTAAAATCAATAACATATTGTCCCGCTATAGAATATTTTGAAATATATCGTTCCCTTTTATTTCGTGTAGATATATAAAGGAACACTGGGGTAGTATTATAATACATACCTAGAATTAGAAAGAAAATGGCCGAAGAAGAAGAAAATATACCGATGGAATTGTCCGTGGCGTCGGTCGCTACAGCGGCACTTGCTGCTACAGTAGATCCGGGACCAGTGGCAGGGGCAGTGGCAGGGGAAGGTAAAAAGGCCAAAGCCCGTACTCTCAAACCAAAATCTACCGTGGCGGCGGCGGCGGCGGCGGGCGGCGTTGCTGTACCCCCGATGGTCTCCCCCCGAGAGAATATTGCGAGAATGAAGCGCGACATCGATGAAGGTCGTAAACGCCTATCGCATGAAGAAATCAACAATCCATTTAGTAAGGAGTTCAATAAGCTCCTTTTAAAAAAAGAACTGCTGGAACGAGAGATGACCTTACACGACATCGGCGTATTACCGGATGACATCGGAGTATTACCGGATGACAGCGCTTCCGGCGCCGAAGCAGGTCTCTACCCTACCCTAAACGACCCCAATTTTAATACCAAAATCGCCATTCGTAAGGAGTTTTTTGATACCAAGATGGACGTAGACAACACAAAAAGCGTAGAAGAGGAGGCAGAGATATTATGTAACGCGCAGATAGAACTCGCACCCAACCAGCAATTCGTCCGGAATTTTCTCTCGGTAGAGACCCCGTATAATAGCTTGTTGTTATACCACGGACTCGGAACGGGGAAGACGTGTTCGGCAATTAGCGTGGCGGAGGAGATGCGTGATTATATGAAACAAATGGGGATTAATCAGCAAATCATCGTCATTGCGTCACCGAACGTCCAAGAGAATTTCCGGCTACAGCTCTTTGACGAACGCGAGTTGCGAGAGATTGAGCCGGGGGTCTGGAATATCCGCGCGTGTACGGGGAATAATTTCATCAAGGAAATCAACCCGATGAATATGAAAGGACTTACCCGTGATAAAATTGTCAAACAAATCCGGCGCCTGATTTCGTCGCATTATTCATTTTTCGGATATAATGAATTCGCGAATTATGCGCGGACACACGCGTCAAGTGTCGGGATTTCACAAGATGAAGCAGTTATACATGAGGTCAGGCGCAAAGGCGCGGGCGCGGGCGCGGGCGCGGGTCCTGCCACAGCACCGAAGAAAGGTCGTAAATCTGCCGCGGATATTGCCAAAGTAGCTGAAATGGAGACCCTCGCGATTGAAACACTATCGGTTATAAAGTTGCGTAAATTATTCGCGAATACACTCATTATTATCGACGAGGTTCATAATATTCGTATCACAGACGATAATCGCGATAAACGCGTGGCGAAGATTCTTTTTCAAATCGTCCAGAAGGTCGCGAATGTGCGCTTACTTCTTCTCTCGGGCACGCCAATGTATAACAGTTATAAGGAAATTGTCTGGTTGATAAACTTGATGAACTTAAATGACCGACGCGCCACGATAGACATCGCGGATGTCTTTGATGATCGGGGGAATTTTCGTTTGGATGCGGATGGCCGAGAGATTGGCAAGGATTTACTTATTCGGAAAGCAACGGGGTATGTTTCATTTGTGCGCGGTGAGAACCCTTATACATTTCCGTATCGGATATTTCCGAGAGAACATTCGCCGGAACATTCGCTTCTGGCGCGAGCCGCCGCCGGTCAGGGATACCCGCGAACCCAGTTAAACGGTCGTCATATCGACCAACCCATAGAGCATATTGATGTATATATGCTACAAGTAGGAGATATCCAAGAAGCGGCGTATCGGTTTATTATCAATGATATGAAGGCAATGTATATTTATAAGAAGACCGCGATGGTGCGCCGAAAAAAAGCGGCGGCGGCGGTGGGAGCGTCGGCGTCGGCGCCCCCTCCCGCAGACATCAACGAATCTACCCTCGTTGAATCAGTAGACTTCCCCTCTTTTGAAAATATGGACACGATCGGATATGCGGCGGTCCAGCGACCTTTAGAGTCGTTGAATATTGTATACCCGCACCCATCTCTCATTGAATATATCAACAACCCCAATGACGAGTTTGATATTACTGCGTGTATCGGCAAGGAAGGCCTGCGCCACGTTATGTCTTATGAAGAAACAGGCAATCCTCCGATGCGCCTGAATTTTGAATACCGCCCCGAATTTATGCGCGCCTTCAAGTTGCCGAATGGAGAAACGACCACGAAGGCATCCGCGCGTATCTTTGCGCCCGACAATATTGGACGATACTCGGCGAAAATCAAGAATATCTGCGACCGGGTGCTTGTGAGTGATGGGATTATACTCGCCTACAGTCAGTATATTGACGGCGGGGTCGTCCCCATCGCACTCGCATTAGAAGAGATAGGGTTTACGCGATATAGCGCAACTGGCGGAAATTCGTCACTTTTCCGAAGTAAGCCCACGCCGAGCATTGACGCGATTACGATGCTCCCCCAGCGCCAACACCAGGCACAGTTTCCGAACCAGCCTTTCCGTCCTGCGCGGTATTCCGTGATTACAGGCGACCCCACAATTTCCCCCGATAATCTCTTTGAACTGAAAGCACTGACAAGTGAAGACAACACGCACGGTGAAAATGTGAAGGTTGTCATTATATCCGTCGCGGGCAGTGAAGGTCTAGATTTCAAGAATATTCGGCAGGTCCATATTCTGGAACCGTGGTATAATATGAACCTCCTGGAGCAGATCATTGGACGTGCGATCCGGAATTGTAGCCACAAACGCCTGCCGTTTTCGCGGCGGAATGTGGAACTGTATTTATACGGAACCCAGCTGACGAATCCCGAAATAGAGGCGATTGACCTATATTTGTATCGTCTGTCCGAGTTTAAATCCGTGAAAATCGGCGCAGTATCTCGCGTCCTGCGAACCTCGGCGGTGGATTGTCTGCTGAACGTCCAGCATAATACACAAACCGCCGCCCAATTGAACCAGGTGGTCCAGCAAAATCTCTCGTCGCGAAAACAAATAGACTATCAGGTCGGAGCGCGTCCGTATTCCGCGTTGTGTGATTATATGGCGCGGTGTGAATACACATGTACTCCGACATTTTCAAACGGACGGCCGATTCAGGAACAGGAAGAGTTGTATGGACTCGGCAGTAGCGACAGCGACAGCGACGGCGACAGCGACGGCGACGGCGACGGCGATGGCCGTGGTAGCGATGTTCGTATGGATACATTTAATGAGAAGTTTATGTCAATGAACTTGGATAAAATCATCCATAAAATCCGCGAATTATACAAGGATAGATTTTTTTATAAGAAAACCGGGCCCAACGGAATTATCGCCCACGTAAATGCTATCCGCCAATACCCCATCGCGCAAATAAACCTCGCACTTACACAAATGGTAACCGAACCGAATGAATATGTCAATGATAAGTATGGGCGCCTCGGGCGTATCATCAATGTTGGCGATTATTACTTATTCCAACCCATTGAAATCACCGATAAACGGATTAGTATTCACGAACGAAGCACCCCTGTTCCGTATAAGCATACTTCGGTAGAATATCCTCTTCCAGATAGTATAACGGAAGACTATCTAAATATCGGGCAAGGTGCGGTGGCGGTAGCACCAGTCGTTCCAAATAAGAAGGTCGTTGCCAAATTGAAGAAAATGCAAGCCACAGACGTAGGTGACGCAGGTGACGCAGGTTCCGTGCCCGGGAATGTCGTGGCGCCATCGGCGGTGGCAACCACCGTGCCCGTACCCGAACCCGTGCCCGTACCCGAACCCGATGATGAACCTGTAGGCAATGAAATAGTTGATTTTATTGCGACACTTTCAGATACATTTGAAACTTGTAAAACCGTTTATGAAAAACCCACGAAAGACCAGGATGAATGGTATTATTACTGCGGGAAGGTCATAGACCAAATCTCTCAAACAGACGAGTTTCATACAACGAGAGAGCAACTCTACTCCCTTGTAATCTCTAATTTATTAGAACACATGTTTTTTGAAGATAGTCTTGCATTGGTGAATTATCTGTATCAAAAGAATAACTACAATATGACGACGACTCCGGTGGCGGGAGCGGTGGGGGGCAGTATTCAACTGTTGTCGCCATTTGAGAGATCGTTGTTGAATTATTACGAACAACACATTATAGCCCGACCACTGGTGGGGCGACGCGCAGCCACCGCCGCTGCCACCGGTGCTGGAGGGGCGCGTCGTCCCCCTCAAGACCAAGGACTAATCTTATTCCACGAAAAGAAAAAAGAACAATACGAACTAATTGTATTACGATATGAAACGATAGAATGGGTCGTCGCAGAGCCAGAAGACCTCCGCGATTATGAAGTTCTTTTAGGAAGTCTTCAGACGTCGCATATCCAACGTATGAATATGATTATCGGGTTCGTTTCATTTTTCAAAAAGGAATATCTCATTTTCAAGGTTAAAAATATGACGAAGAAGCGCGATAAAGGCGCCCGATGCGACCAATCCGGTAAAACAGAAACCATCACAATTATCAATACAATTTTAATGATGAACCCAGAAACGCAAGGCGACGAGTATAAACTTACAATTGAAAACACAAAACAACGAACACAAAAAGAATTGTGTGTATTCCAGGAGTTTTTATTACGCACATTCAATGCCAACCGTGTTGGCGGAAAAAAGTGGTTCTTCGCGCCAGGAGAAGCATTATTGTGTAATATTGAAGGATTATAAACGTATAAATAACGTATAAATAATTTATAGTCATATAATAATCGTAACACAATGACATCTATTCCACCCCTTCTAATGCCACCACGTGCGCCCGCGTCCGCGTCCGCGTCTGTTTCAAGATCCGCCGTATCCGGTGGCGTTCAGTCCAAAGCGCGATACGGGATTTATACAACGATTTTACTCACGCGCAAACTAGAACTTCCTTTTCGCATTATCGGGCGTAACGTAAAGGACACATTAGAACATATTCTCTCAAAAATCGTGGAAGGAAAGTGTATGGCGGAAGGTTTCATTCGCCCTGGAAGTGTGAAAATCCTGACATATTCCAACGGTTATTTATATGGAAAGAATGCGATATTTGACGTTGTATACGAATGTCAGTCTTGCTCTCTCGTAGAAGGTGTAGTATTTACATGCGTGATCAAAAACATAAGCCTCGCAGGTATTCGCGCAACTTTAAATGAGCCAAAATCGCCGGTGGTCGTTTTTATTGCGCGAGACCATCACTATGACCGCGCCGATTTTACGCGACTTCAAGAAGAAGAAGAAATACGTGTGCGTGTTATAGGCCAGCGGTTTGAAATTGGTGACAATGCGATTTCAGTGATTGGTGAACTCGTATAATCCGTTCCGTTCCGCTCCGTTCCGGTTCATTTCATTTCATTTCATTTCATTTCATTTCATTTCATAATATAACAGTATTATAGTATTCAATGGACGAAATCCCAACAGATCATATATTCACTTGCCTTCACTGCCACGAGCCGTTTGTCATTTCTCACAAAGATTTCAATTGCCGTATTTTACGGCACGGCGTATACAAACACAATCTTCAGCCCATAAATCCTCACGCAACAAAGGATGAATGCGACGCATTAGTGCGCGATGGCGCCATCTATGGTTGCGCGGGTCCACTTCAAATTCAGACGGCGACGACGGCTGCGACGACGGCCGTTTACGAAATCGTTATTTGCGATTATATATAGTGAGAATTGACGTTTGATTCAATAAAATTGATAAAGATATAAACATAATTCTATAATTGATATAGCTATCGTTCATCGTAATGGCTTCCGCCATCGCATTGTCTGTGTCGTCGTCATCTGCGAAACGAACCACCATTATCCGACCTAAAAAGAAAATAAAAGAACCCGAACCCGCGCCCGCGCCCGCGCCCGAACCCGCGCCCGAACCTTACTGTGATCCAACACTCTTTACCAAACACCAAATCAAACGTAAACTCACGGTTCCATTTTATAAGATAACACGAGGCGTTGATGTGACACAATTATTAGCGAAAGAATTGGCGAACCATTTAGAAGGGTATTGTTCTATTGAAGGATATATCTGCCCACGTTCAGTATCTATTCATTCCCACTCGTGTGGAACACTAGCCGGCGCTAATATTGTATTTGATATCGTGGCGGATTGTCTTATTTGTTTTCCACACGAGAATACCGTTATCAAATGCGTCGCCAAAACGATAACGCAGGCGGGTGTCCGCGCAGGTGCGAGCCAAATGTCTGTCGGGTGTATATCACCGATTGAGGTATTTCTCTCACGTGATATGAATATGAAGCACAACGACCTATTCTCTCGGATTGAAGAAAATGACATATTGACCGTAGAAATCATTGGTCGTCGGTTTGTATTACACGATACCCACGTTACTATCATTGCGATGTTAATAGATGCGGTGTCGCCACCAGGTACATCCACCGCCGTCGTCGGTATCTAACTTTGAAAGGGTATAAAGTTTTGTCACGGAGATTTTATAAAATGACGACGTCTACCACCGCGATTGCGAGTCTTACGACAATGAACGAATTACAGACACTGGCACAACATATTGAAGCAAAGACAAACTATTTGATGGCGCTTAAGGATGGAATTGAAAATATCCCAGTGATTCATCAAATTGAAGTATTGCGAATTTTACATACAAAACAAACGCAAATCAATGAAAATAAAAATGGGGTTTTCATCAACATCTCCAAAATAAATGACGCAACATTGCGCGAATTAGAAGATTATATGAAATATGTCATAAAACAGGAGAAACAATTAAATGAAATAGAAGAGCAGAAGCAATATTTAACAAAGGAATTCTTTGAGAATAAGACGCATAAAGATATGTAGTGTATGATATATAAATGGCACCATCCGCCACGCTCGTGATTCCTTGTCTATACAATTCTTTTTCATTTACATCAGAAAATATACGTGATAATGTAGTTGTCTATGATATATTGTCGGTGAAGTCGCCGGCCCGTGCCCCGCCTTCGGTTCCGGTTCCAGTCCCTGTCCCGGTCCCGGTCTATACTGCGGTAGTAGAGACCCCACCTACTTCTGATACCGACGAGGATACCGTTGACGACAGTAGTTCAGCCACCACGACAATTGATAGCGAAATACCACCTTCATCTACCGTCGCATTTCACCCCGACATCATGACATCCTACGGGTATAAATATCCACCATCATGTTCCGATTCAATATTATGGTCGGTGTATATTATGTTATATGGAACCGAAAAATATGAAACTATTGAAAATCCATATGTCGAATCCAATCGGTTCAAGTTTGAGTTAATCGAAGTGATGCGGCAAAATAAACCGATATTAAAAGCAAATAAAATCAAGCTAAGTGGATTGGAAGAAAGTCTGGTCCATAAGCCGTTTATTACATTGGAAACATTACAGGCAATTGCCGTATGTAAATCCATATCGGTGTGTATTGTTCAGAATCGCAAATATTACGAGATCGACAATGGCGGCGAGACTTTTATTATTGAAAAAATCAAAGGGAATTACGTATTATATATCGCGCCGATTAAGGTGAATATGGATTACCTTACATATATTCGTAAGAATTATTGGTTGATGGAGAGTATTTCTGCTCCGATTCGCCCGTTGTCGGCCTATAAGTTACAAGACCTTGTTGATATTTCACAAAAACTGAATCTGCCTGTGGTAAATGTGACTCCAGGAAAGTTTGGGTCGATGGGGACTGAAACATGTAAGACGAGACCAGAGTTATATGAGGCGATTTGTAGGTGTATATAGACCGTTGAATATAAATGTCGGTGTGTAAATTACTGCACCTTAAAAGTCTCCAAGTTTTACACCTTCATTACAAGTGCCAATTTAATAAACAAATAAATTGATATAAATTATATATTTATAAATAAATATATAATCAAAAATGTCGCAAGAATATTCTGTTGTAATAAAACCACGTAAAATACGCCGATGTATTGAACCAGATTGTAAATCAATCGCTATAGGCAAAACCGATAAATGTGTAGCACACGGAGGCGGAACAAGATGTATTGAACCAGATTGTAAAGCGAGCGCCAGAGGCAAAACCGATAAATGTATAGCACACGGAGGTGGTAAGCGATGTATTGAACCTGGTTGTCAAGCGAGCGCCATAGGCAAAACCGATAAATGTGTAGCACATGGTGGCGGCGCAAGATGTATTGAATCAGATTGTAAAGCGAGTGCCATAGGCAAAACCGATAAATGTATAGCACACGGTGGCGGCGCAAGATGTATTGAACCAGAATGTAAAGCGAGCGCCATAGGCAAAACCGATAAATGTAAAAGACACGGTGGCGGCGCAAGATGTATTGAACCAGAATGTAAAGCGAGCGCCATAGGCAAAACCAATAAATGCGTAGCACACGGTGGCGGCGCAAGATGTATTGAACCAGATTGTAAAGCGAGTGCCATAGGCAAAACCAATAAATGTGTAGCACACGGAGGTGGTAAGCGATGTATTGAACCCGGTTGCCAATCGAGCGCCAAAGGCAAAACCAATAAATGTAAAAGACACGGTGGCGGTAAGCGATGTATTGAACCAGATTGTAAAGCGAGCGCCATAGGCAAAACCAATAAATGTGTAGCACATGGTGGCGGTAAGCGATGTATTGAACCTGGTTGCCAAGCGAGCGCCAAAGGCAAAACCGATAAATGTATAGCACATGGTGGCGGCGCAAGATGTATTGAACCCGAATGTAAAGCGAGCGCCCAAGGCAAAACCGATAAATGTATAGCACACGGAGGCGGTAAGCGATGTCCTAATTGTATAGATTGGATAGATAGTCGTAGCGGTTTGTCAAAATACGATGGGTATTGCGCAACTTGTTTCAAACGTACATTTCCAGACGATCCACGAAGCAAAGTTATATACACGCATACCAAAGAAATAATGGTAAGAAATATAATCAATGAAAACTTTGACGGGTTTATACATGACAAACCTCTTTATACTGATAATTGTGATTGCACCCATCGTCGTCGTATAGACCATCGTAAATTGATAGGTAATACGATTTTAGCAATAGAAACAGATGAGTTCGGTCATACAGGATATGATAAAAAAGACGAAGAAATTCGGTATGATGATGTGTATATGATACATAGTGGCAAATGGGTATTTATTCGGTTTAACCCAGACAATAATATTAGCAAAGTTGATATTGCTGATAAACTGGATAAACTAATAGAAACTATTCACAAGTGTATTTTAAGAATTAAAAATGAAGAAAACGTTGAATTGGTAGAAATACATAAATTGTATTGTTAATAATCGGCGTTTGAAATGTAAAAAGGTGTAAATATTCGCTGGTATAAAATTGAAGTATAATATAATATATAATTATATTCACATACATATACATACAATGCCGATTAACCGCAGTGTGGTCGATAAACAATCCGAATTCGCAAAGATCGTATCCCATTATTTAGACGGCATCCTTGATAAAACGGACGGCAATCCTGAACTGGAGATACGATTTGGAACGCGCGGGAATGGACCTACAACGAGAGAACACTTTGACGGGGTGATTCAAAAACTGCTGTCATCGGGGTTTTCATTTATCAAAAAAAACGGGTATTCGCTGAAAATACAGAACGAGTTCGTCGACCAAAAAACCGGGCAAACCAAGTTGTCGCTTATTCGCGCAGAAATCCACGGCATCAACGATATCCAGAATTACTGTAAGACGAATATGCCGGATGAGAAATACGTTCTCTTTACGCAAAAGATGTATGCGAAGGCCAGCGGTGGTGGTGGTGGCGGTGGCGAGACAATCCACCCCGTTATCTTTGACGATTTCAATTTCAAGGTCAGTTATCAACGCGAAAAGCATATCGCAAATACGTCCACACTCGCGCGCTCTATTTTGAAATCCTGGAACGACAACAAGAAGACATTCCGATATATCAACCGGTCTACATTAAAACACCCAGAGTTCCCGTTTCAAATAGATATGAGTGTCGTCAAGGAGTCGCAGAAGGACCATACCGGGTATGTGTCCGCGTCTACATTTGATGCTGCGCGCGTGCTTGAAAGCCCGATACGATACGAAATGGAGATTGAAGTCATCAATGACCTTATTGGACCTGGGACCGCATTCAACCATCCCAAGCATCTGATGGATAACCTGCGTAAAATGATTAAGATTATTATGTCTGGAATGCAGGGGACGAACTACCCAGTTTCCGTATCAGAAATACGTATCGCCCAGCGCCAGTATTATGAACTATTATATCCGGAGGAGAAGGAGCGGGGGGGTGGGCGCGACAGCGACAACGACAGCGACGGCGACAGCGAGGGCGAGGCCGAGCGTCGCGACCGCCCCGACCGCATAACCGCCAGACCCGTAGACCTGCGACCCAAACATTTCATCGGCCCAAATTCATATACCCTCCAAATGCATAATATTCGCCCAATTGACCAGGATTCAAAAGCACCCAATATTCGTATCAATTATTCGGTTACTGAAAAGGCCGATGGTCTACGAAAACTCCTCTTCATCGCGCCGAAAACCGGACACGTGTATCTCATTGACACGAACATGAAGTTCCAATTTACCGGCGCCGTCTCTTTAAATCCAAAACTATATAATACGTTGTTGGACGGAGAACATGTGATTCATAATAAAAGTGGCAAGTTCATCAACGCATTCTTGGCGTTTGATGTATATTTCGTCCATAAGGCCGATGTTCGTTCGCGTTTGTTCTTTCCCGCGATGGCCAACGAAGACGAAGTCCTCACGAATTTCCGTCTTCCATTGATGGAGAGTCTTGTCAAGAACCTACAACTCAAGTGCGTTTCTGGTGGCGCAGATTCATTACCGCCGATTCGTATTGAAACCAAGAAGTTTGAAATTGCGTCGGCGGATAAATCAATCTTTGATTGCTGTGCGGTTATCCTGCGTTGCTGTGCCGAACATCAGTTTGAATATCACACAGATGGTTTGATATTTACCCCGCTTGATTTCGGGGTGGGTAGCACCGCGCGAAACGACAATACAGTGGCGGGTCCGCTATATAAAACCACGTGGGATTATTCGTTTAAATGGAAACCCGCGCACATGAATACGATTGATTTCCTTGTTACCACCAAAAAAAGCGAAGACAATGAAGACCTTATCAGTAATATCTTCAAAAATGGGGTGGATATGTCCCGCTGTGTCCAAATACAACAGTATAAAACACTGACGCTTCGTGTTGGGTATGACGAGCGGAAGCACGGGCATTTGAATCCGTGCGTATCCGTCATTGAAGGGGCAGTGGAGGGCGGTGGCGGCGGTGGCGGTGGGGGGGACACGTATAAACCCGCGCCATTTTATCCAACGTATCCTTACGACAGTGACGCCCATATTTGCCATATTATGTTGCGACCGGATGAAGCCGGAGTTAGTCAAATGATGACAACCGAAAATGATATCATCCAGGATGAAACAATTGTTGAATTCAGTTATGATCCCGAACAGCCGGTGAATTGGCGATGGTCGCCACTACGTGTTCGCCACGATAAAACGGCGGAATACCGCGCAGGCGGCAAAAACTACGGCAACGCATATCACGTCGCGAATAATAACTGGCATTCCATCCATAATGCGATAACGCCCGAAATGTTGTCAACTGGGGGCGGAATTCCAGATGAACTCGTTAGTGATGATGTATATTACAATAACGCGGAGTCGGGCGGTGGCGGAAGCGGAATAGACATCGGTCGTGGAACAAAAGTTCGCACACTCACAAA